AAAGATATAAACTTCTTCTTGTCCAGCGTGTCGATGACCTGACGTACTCATACTAGCACGTAACTTTGTACTACTTACTACAAGGTTGTTTAGCTCAGTATTGTCTTTAACAACATACCGGTCATCTTCTTTAACAACTTCACCTTTCATATAGTTGCATTCTAACCATTTTCTTGGGATCTGTCCAATTGAGCATACGAGATAATACCTGATATTTTAGCACCTGTTTCTGCGGTCATTTTAAGAATATCACCTTCTTCTAATACGGTAGTGTTCGTAATAATATCCACCGTGCTTAAAGCTGCAATATCCTGATTACCAAACGTATGCGTAGCTGTTGCTGAGGTATCGGTTATTTGAGTGGTTAACGTTACTGCACTACTGTGTATGTTAACGGCTTGTATTTGTTTAATTAACAACCTAGCATTAGCAGGAGCTGTTAAAACTGAAGTAGCCGCAGTGTTAGCTAAAGTAAAACCTTGATTTTTATATTGTATTGTCATGATATAAACCAGTTAAAAGTGTCTTGTTCGTTTTTAAAATCTGTTTGAAATGAAAAGTTTAATTGATTCTTTATAGTATTTAAAGATTCCAAGAGTTGTCTTTGATTAGAGACATCATATTCTGGTTTTGGTTCGGGTATAGTTACTGTTATCTTTGCCATTATCTTTTCCCGTCTGGTTGTACGTCTGCTCTAAAAGAACCAAATCTCCAGTTCTCGTCTGTAGTTGTATTTTCTATTTTAAGAGAAGCAAATCTACCTCGTACCCTAGTGTCAACTTTTTTAGTTGATGAGGTAACTGTAAAAGGACCCAACAGTGAGCTGGCTTCAGTCTCTGCTGGAAAGTCTTTTAACTTTATAGTTACTGTAGCGTTGCCTGCTAGTATTTTAAAGTCTGGGATAAACCTTCTAATCTTAATAAAGTTCTCTCCTTGTCCGCCTGCAGCTTCTAAACTAAAGTCGCCCGACTCAATAAACGCATCAATACTAGCAGTTGCGTTACCGTTTTGATCTGCTTCATTAACACCTATTTCATGCTCGTATAAAGTAGAAGCACCAAGTATTGAGGTTGCTCCTTGTATAATCGGGAAAGTAGGAGTGCCCTCAACAGCAAATTCTGACGCTATTGGATTATCAAATAAATACTGGTCAATGTAAGTAGTTCTTGCTAATGAACTTGTAGTCCAAGCACCTTCTCGGTAGTTTAAAGTGACACATCTATCAATAATGTTTGAACCCGCTTTGGCATAAAACCAATTTATTTCAGTAAATAAAGAATTGTAGTTACAATAAACTAATTCACCAGAATCGTAATTAATACCTAAGTCATCGCTATCTACATTAGTAAATACAAAATCTTCTACTGAACAAGGTAATCGTTTGACGGTACCATCAAACACAAAGAAACCACCAGACTCACCCATCCAATAAACTGCACCATCTACATACACCACCGCATGTTGTCCAATCAAACCACAGTTAGATCCCACTTGTTGTATGTTAAAAGTAAAGGGAGGCCCAACAAACTGCATCGTATAGGCAGAAGTATCGGTTAGTACAAAAATATAATCTTTTGCTCGTAAAGCACCGACAATAGCGTTACCTGAATCTAATCTAAAAGTTCCCGCTGTATTAGTGGATACTGGAGCGTAATCTGTGCGATCTTCTTGGTCACTAAATCTTATAAACATCTTATCTTGTGTTGAGGTATTTCCTATCGTTGTTTCTGTGCCTAAATGTATTAAATGTCTGTCTCGACCCGACACTAATGACATAACACTTTTAGTTGGGTTCGTAGTTGAAGCAGAGGCTCTTGTAGTAACTCCGTTAGTAGGATTCCATTCAAATGTTTTTCCATCTTTTAAAGTAGCTACTAAAATTGTACCAAAATTATCTAACGACCAGTTAGCAGGAGTTAACGTTACATCGGTAGTAGTCGCTGCATTACCCCAAGCAATAAAGTTTGTGGCATCTGTTACGACTGCCTCATCAGAATGTGCCGCACGAGTAGAGCCTAAGGCTCCTCTAGTAGCTCCTGTTAAATCATTACTATCAACACCTGTATAAGTTATTAACTCAGACCCAACTAATATGTGGCCTGCTGTAGAAAAACCTGATGTTGATGTTAAAGTAATTGATGTGCCTGAATCACCTGTTCCAGCAGCTGAATCAGCTAACACCCCATTCAAGTCATTTTTAACTAAAGAAATAGTTTCCCCACCCCATTGAGCAACACCAAAACCATAGCCTGGTGTAGCTATAGCGGGCCCAAATTTAACGTAAGGGTTTATGTTACATCCTGTAGCTGCGGATAAACCAGAGCCTGATTCAACTTTACCCATAGTTACGGTAAATGAGTCGGTCGCTCTAGTTACAATTTGAAACGTATCGGTTATAAAATCTGCTTCAACAAACCCAGTCCCACTACCTGGAATAGTCATATTACTAAAAGTAAATAAATCACCTACAGCTAAACCATGCCCTGCTTTGTTAACAGTTAATGTCGCTGAGTTTTGAGTAGTTGATAGTGTACATGATGTTAAGGCTGCAGCTAAAGGGGTTACATCATAATAAGCACCCCCGTAGTAAATACTAATCACTTTGTTAGTAGCGGCAGCTAAATACTTACTACCATCTAAATCAGTCCAGTTATGTAAATCTCTGGCTACACCCGCTAGTGTGTTGGCAGTTAGTTTTTGCCACCCACCTATCTTTTCAGGCTCACCGTATCTAAAACGTACAAAGTCACCATCAGTCCATGTGTATTCGGCAGATGATTGTGTCATCTGTTTATTAAACCCTGGTTTAAACGGTACTTTAACTAATGGCATTTATCTATATCACCTGTGGTAAATATTCTTTTGTGTGCGTATATTTTATTATCTATTTTAATTTTTACTTTGTTATTTTTAAAGAAACCAACTTGTATAGACCACACATCTTCTTCACATGTTATCTTGTGGTAAGTATCTTTACTTACATAGTTAAACCACTTTCTTTTTTTAAAAATAATATCTCCATCATTGTTTATCTCTTCTGTGTAAGTTCCTTTAAATATAAATGAGGCAAAATTAAAGGGGTGGCTGTGATATATGACACTCGCATTAGGCTTTGTGCCTGGTATACATTCTACAGTAGCGTTAACTGGGTGTATCTTTGATATTAAAATTGTAAATGGTTTAGTCCAGAATCCCCATCTTGAAATGTAACGGATACCGTTTATTCCAACAACATGAGTTGCACCAAAACCTATATGCAATTTCTTATAAATCTTTGATAAGAACAATATCATACCCACCTTCTCCATTGCTTTTAGGAACTCTAACATATTCTTTAATGTCAGCTTTGTTCTGTGTTTGAGCTATACGATTTCCAGAGTTATCAAAATTTGGAACAACAATTTCAGTATCTGATAAGTTAGTTAACTCATCAGCATAGTCTGCTGTGTATTCTGTATAAAGGTTATTACCTTCACCATACACTTGGTATCTTTCAAGATGAGCAAGTAGAGTTACTTCTGTTAACTCTTTTGCATTATTAAATTGAAATTTATACATATCATCATCGTGTGCTAATTTTTTATCTTTTGAAATAGGCATCACTACGTCTGATTTTAATGATTCAGCCCAAGACCAAACATTGTCATTAGTGCCACTTACATAAATAGCTTGTGTTGCTTGTATTTGAAAAGACGCATTACACATATCAGTTACATACTTTACGGTTAGGTTACTTGGTACAGTAACAACAGGCATAACTGCTCCTGTCTTATAAACTATTTCCATAGTCTTTGTTGATGTATCTAAGTCATAGAAGTATTTAATGAAGTCATGGTTTAACAAAAGACTGTTTTGAATTTTACTGCTGTCTTTATAATCTGATGCACAGCTACAGTTATGCACGCTGTATTTATTTGCACCCATTTTTACACCCCATACTTGCATTTCAAAGGGGTAGGTCTCATCAGGAAACTTAGCTAAGATTTCATTCTTAACTTTTATTGTTTCTGCATCTTCACTACCGCCCCAGTAGGTGCGGTGTATAACTGTTTTGTTTTGAATCCATGCTCTATATAAAATCATTATGAGGTTGCTCCATTTCTTGTACCTGTATTTGTAAATGTTACAGTATTTCCGTTTAAGTTTACAGCCTTACCAGCTGCTCCACCTGCTGCTCCACCACCTTGATTTCCAGCTGTTCCAGCTGTTCCAGCTGCTCCACCAGCTCCACCAGCATTTCCGCTAGTTATGGCCGCTCCACCAGCTCCCGCTGCACTTACAGAACCAGCAGCTCCAGCGTTTCCATTATTACCACTTGAAGGGGTTCCACCAGCTCCACCTGCTCCACCACCGAAACCACCACCGCCACCGCCACCACCATGTAGGGTTATTGTCGGATTCTTAGGTGGTCCTGAAGAAGTTTGCGTCCCCGATCCACCACCACCGCCACCGCCACCGCCAGAAAGAGTTCCGCCAGCGTTATCAATAGTAGTATTAAATTGTAGGTTTACAGCATGTCCTGCTGCTCCACCTGCTGCTCCAACACTGTTACCGCCACCAGCTCCACCGTTGCCACCATCACCGACAATGGTTGAGTTATTGTCAATGGTAATAGTGTCGCCACTTGCCCAACCAGAACCTGTATCTACTGCAGCTGTGCCAGTCGAACTTGAAGAAATGGTCGCATTGTTTACTAAAGTTACATCACTCAGACCCGCAGAGTAAGTTCCACCCTTATTGCTAAATATATTGTAATTGGCTGTGTCGCCTGAAATAGTCAAAGTAATAATTATACGATTTGAAGTACCGTAGAAATTAGACATTGCGTTAGACCCTGATGACGCAATGTCCCCTGTGCTTGAGGGTACGTTGTCTCCACCAGCATAATATTCGGACATAGAATGTGGAGTGCTACCACCAAATTCTGCCGCTATTTCAGATATTGCTAAACTAGAGCCACTACTTTTTATTGTCATGTTTGAGTTCCTCTATTTCAGCTTTTAATTCTTTAACAGCTTCTATAAGAACGCCCACAAGGTTGCCGTAAGCAACTGACATATACACACCTTCATCGTGTACTACTTCTGGCATTACTTTTTGCATTTCTTGAGCAATTACACCAGTTCCTTTTCTACCTTCTCTGTCAAAAGTGACACCACGCATATTCATTACTTTATCTAAAGCGTTGTCGATAGTTCTTATGTCTGACTTTAATCTTTCATCAGAAAACGCAGTTACATCATTGTTAAAGGTTGCAGCACCTGCTGCTGACATATCTAACGTTAGTGCTGTTATTGTCGAACCTCCGTCACTACCTTTAAAGATAATGTCTTTATCGCTTGTAGCAGATTGCATTACAAAATCAGTTGAACTGTTTGTAAAACGTCCTACTTCCGTGCCACCATCTTTAAAAATAACATCTGCTCCATCGGCATCTAAAATAATATCACCAGTAGAATCTAAAAGCATATCAGAACCGCTGTGTAAAGATTGATCTCTGTTTTTAAACTGCCAACCTACAGTAGCATCTCCAGAATAAACTAAAGTAAAAGCTGCTCTTTCATTTGCCACCACTAAGTTAGCTGCCAAACCATTTATATTTGAACTGTTACGGCCTACGGTTAAATTGTTAGAGTCAAAAGTATTTTCTGCATCTAGGAAAGTTACTTCATCCCCTGCTGCAGGTGATGCAGGTAGAGTAATCGTTCTGGCTCCACCAGAAGTATCAAGTAATATCTGTGCTCCTGCTTGCACTGTTTCTGCTGCAGCAATAACACGCCAATATCTAGTTTCTTGATCTTTAATAATGTCGGTACCATTTGAGTGGCAAACATAATGATTACCTTCGCACAGTAAAAAACCTGTTTGGCTGGTTACTTTAAAAGTAAGTGTAAAGCCTGCATGATCAGTACCATCAATAATATTAAAAAACTTTTCTATACTTGCGGGCATATTAACTATTCGATTAGCTGCCAAAGTACCTACAAATTTAATGCTCATGTTTCTAGCATTAGATACCGCTGCATTAGACATTACTAAGGTAACATCACCAGAGGCAACATTAACTTCTTCGTATCCCGCTACCGCTTGTTGAACGACATTAAAATTATTATTGGTTTTATCACCCCATGTTCCAGGGTTTTCTCCAGTTGCTTGCAGTTCTATTTTTAAATCACTTGAGTACGATGATGCCATAATTACCTACTTTGTATGTTTATATTCATTATAAGGTCGTTAGGCAACCTTTTCAACCTCGTCCACAGGAGCCCATGTTTGAGCAGTACCCGTACTGGCAGAAGTCCATGTTTGAGCAGTACCTGAATCAACTGTAGCCCAACCGATACCATTAGCAATTCCAATACTGCTTGTTAATAAGTTTGTTTCAAGAGTTAAATTAGCATCCGCTATCGTAATAACTTCGGTGATAGAAAACGCCATCGCAGATCCAGTAAGACTAACATTAGCATGACCTACAGTAACTACATCAGTTTGATTTAAGGCTAGAGCAATACCTGTTGCTTGTACGGCTGTTAATGGAACACCCTCTGATCCGTAACAATCTTCAGCAAATGTGGTTGCTCCAAAAAACATATATTATCTCCTAGCCTTTAGGGTACTTATCTTTAGTTACTTTGATTAGAGTTTTCCAAGCATCAATACCTTCGTTGTAAATTTTATCAAGCTGTTCTTCCATAGGCGGATACTCTGCTGCTCTGCTTCTAGCATAGGCAAGAGCGTCATCTGCTGCTTTTAACTCTGCCATCTTTGCTTGTATGTCTGACTTAGATATCTCTGAACTTGTCCATTCAATTGTATCTATATCTTCGTCTCTTATAGAAACTTGTGCGTTTGAATCTATTG